TGCCGGAGATCATCAACATGGATAAACACCTTGAAAAAGTGCCAGTTTAAGTAGGATTACGCTTTTTTCCTCCTTTTTTTACCCCTTATCCATGCTAAAATGAAATCATGGGGAAGTTGATCGGGGAGCTCCCGGCGTACCCAAGAGAGAGCGATACGTAACTACGCTATAGAGCGTACATCGTATTCGCTCTTTTTGATTAGGAGAAATCATGAAAAAAGACACATATAGACGCAGGGCCATGCAAATAGCTTTAGCGAAGCTTCAGAAACGGATTGATCGAGGCGAGGTTGAGAACCCGGAGGAACGGATAGAGCAGATCAAACGGGCGTTCGGCGATGAATCAACGAACGATCAGCATAATAGTTCATCTAAAATGGAGTAAAAGGCCGTATTATATCGAGTATGTAGCAAGATAGTTCATAAAAGGTGGTGAATGGATATGGCATTGATGGATAAGCATATGCGCTTTGTAGATGAATTCATGGTGGATATGAATGCAACGGCAGCTTATCGTCGTGCCGGTTATAAGGCCGAGGGTAATGCAGCTGAGGTAAATGCTTCAAGATTGCTCAGAAATGCTAAGGTTCAAGAGGAAATTGCTAAGCGACAACAAAAAATGCAAGAAGAATCTGGTATGAGTGTTAAGTGGGTTCTGGATAAGTACAAAACCATAATCACGAATAATATTGATTCAGACCCGGCAGTCGCAAAGAGCGCATTAGATAGCGTGGGTAAACACTATGGCATGTTCACAGAAAAGTTAGAGGTTAAGGGTAGCCTAACCGTTGAAAAGCTACTCGAACAAATATGAGCCAAGCACTTGAAAAGCTACGACTGTTGAAATACAACTTTGATTACTACGCTCCGCGAATGCTTAAGATACGAACCAAAGAAGGTAAGCTATCGAACTTCAAACTCAACACCATGCAGCGTAAGATTGATGAAACGATTGAGCGATTGAAGGTCGAGGGAAAGCCGGTTCGCATTATCATCCTCAAGTATCGGCAGGGTGGAGCATCCACATATACCGAGGGCCGAATCTTTCACAGTACAAGCATGAACACGTTGACGAATAGCTTGATCGTAGCTCATGAAGAAGCAGCCAGCACCAACTTGTTCAACATGAGCAAGGTTTTTTACGACGAGTTGCCGAACGAACTTAAGCCGATGCGGAAAAACTCGAACAGTAAGGAAATCGTGTTCGAGAATCCAACAACCGACCCAACGGAGAAACAACAGAACCCGGGACTACGATCGCGCATCAAGATAAGCACGGCGAAGAACACGGACGCCGGACGGTCGGCGACAATCCATAACCTTCACGCGTCGGAAGTGGCGTTTTGGGACGATGGACGTAAGGCGATGTTGTCTCTTATGCAAGCTGTGCCAAACACGCCAAACACGATGGTGATACTTGAAAGTACGGCAAACGGCATAGGAGATTACTTTCACGAACAATGGGAGAGAGCGAAAAACGGACAATCTGATTTCGTTGCTCTCTTTTTTGCATGGTTCGAGGAACCGGCATACGAAATGGATGTGCCGCCTAACTTTATTCGGACGGATGAAGAACAAGCGCTAAAGGATCAATACCCCGAGATTACGGATCGTAAGCTTGTGTGGCGACGATGGTGTATTGCGAATAACTGTGGTGGCGATCCTGAATTGTTCAAACAGGAATACCCGTCGAACGATATCGAGGCATTCCTCACATCCGGGCGTCCACGGTTCGATATACCTATCCTCATGGAATATTTAGCGAAATGCACCGATGGTCAGCGTGGATATCTGGAGAGAGTGGGGAGCCAAGTCAAGTTTATCCCAGACGCCAACGGATATTTGGAAGTCTGGTCAAAACCAAATGGAAACCTTGAAAACTATATCGGCGCTGACGTAGCCAAAGGGTTGATAACAGGTGACTTTTCCGCAGCTCCAGTATGGGATAACAAATATGACCTAAATGCGCTATGGCACGGTCACATCGATCCTGACTTGTTTGCAGACGAACTATGCAAGCTCGGTACATGGTACAACGAAGCTTTAGTCGCGGTGGAAGAGAATAACCACGGATTGACCGTAATCAATGCTATGAAGACTTCGTACTACAACCTGTATAAGCGTACGAGTCACAACAAGGTGACTGATGAGGTAAAGCAGGAGTTAGGATGGTGGACCAGTGAGCAGACGAAAAAGCTCGCTATCGACAACCTAGCGCGTCTCATACGCGAACGCAGATTAGGCATCAAGTCCAAACGTTTTATCCAAGAGTGCATGACCTATGTTATCGATGAGAAGGGCACGACGAACGCTCAACAAGGGGCATACGACGATGTAGTCATGAGCGCTGCGATTATTCTGTACGTCATGGAAACATACGCCATACCGGTTACGGATATTGTTCAATCGAGCACACCACTACCAAACAGCAACACTGGTGACAATTGGGTACGTAAAGACGATGGAACGATGGTGCATAAGTCAGAGATACGGGATCAGCGGAAAGAGGATACCGAAGATTGGGCGAGGGGTTGGTTTAATTGAACGTGCTTATCAGTTTAATATGCATCGCCATAGCCCTAGCGATCTTCGCCGGGGCTTTTTACCTTGCCAAGTACGTCGTGAGCCTACAGCACCGTATACACGTGTTGGAGGACAGTTACACGCAAGCGACAGAGCACATTAAGGAGCAGGAAAAGCAGATCATTCTGCAACAGCAAGAGATCGAGCACATGCGCATGGAGGAACAGTTAGCTAGTCAGCGCGGGGTGCGACAGAGGTCGTGGAACCCGGATAACCCACTCAACGGCGGCATGAGGATGTAAAGGAGGTGATACCATGCCGAAGGTAGACGATAAGCCGATTGATATTGCAGATGAGCGCAATGAGGATACAAGCAAGCCGCCACAGACGCCCGCGCAGGAAAAGTTAGCCTGTCGAGTACAGGACTTGTTCCGAGGGTCGTACGAGGCCAAGGATCAAATGGATTTGATGGTCGATTGGGCGAGATTCGATGACTACGTCCATAACATTCAGAACGAGCCAATGAGTGAAGAACATCCGGGATCGGTAACGAACATCATCAAGCCGGTTATCGATAGCGAGATATCCGACATCACCGATAAGCCGTTCAGCACGGACGCACAGGGACGAGAACCCGGGGATCAGATGTACGCCGAAGATGTGCAGCACATGCTCGATTTCGTCCTGGACAAGAACCAGTTTAAGACGAAACTTAGCCTATCCGAGCACGATCGTTTGGAGCTCGGCACTACCGTGATCAAAGTATACACATACCCGGACGCGCTGAACAAACGGGGATTGCCTACGTTCGAGATCGTGTCACCGGCCAACTTTTTCCCGGATCCCAAATGGACGGCATCGCATCTATTGCAGGAGTGCGAGTTTATCATACACGCCGTACCAAGGCCGTTGTCGTGGATACGCCGAGCATTCCCAAAGATGGGGAAATACGTGCACCGTGAGATATCGTGTCCGTACGATCCGGACTTGGACATTCCAACGACGAAGACGGACGAAGTATCCGTTGACACATCGCAAAAGGCGTTGCTGATTGAATGCTACATGCGCGACGACAACGGTGATCTGTTTTGCGTTCACGTTGCGAACCATATCGTATTGGAAGATAGCCGGGACAAAGGATTGATCGGCGAGAAACTTCAACGACGGAACATGTTCCCGTTTGAAGCGATCATTTGCTACCCGCGCAGGGGAACCGGTTGGGGGATGGGCGATGTGGAATACCTGATCCCAACGCAAGACTTGATCAACGACATGGACGACCAAATCCGGATGGCAGCTCGAGCTATGGGTAACCCGCAAATAGCGATCAGCCTAACGGCAGCTGGTAAAGGGTTCGACGCACGCAAGTGGACCAATATGCCGGGGCTTCGTATACCAATGCGCGATATCGATGCATTCAGGGTTGTCCCTCCTGTACCTGTATCGTCTGACGTTGTTATGAGGCGCGAGAAGGCGTTCGAAGAAGCGAATATTATATCCGGTCGTCCGGACGTAAATCGCGGCAACACGCCCGGTTCAGGGGTTACAGCAGCATCGGCAATCATTGCGTTGCAGCAAGCCGGGCAGAAGACGGTTATTCACAAGTTCGAAATGATGAAGCAAGGTTGGTCCAACGTACTGAACCTGTTGTACGACGAAATGGTCACACATTGGGACGAGGCTATGTGGATTCGAATAAACGGGAAGGAAGCGGACTTTCGGTTCGTTGACCCATCAAAACTTAACAATGTTCCGATCATGGTTCCGAACCTAGAGGAGAATGGTGGCGACACGTTAAAGCCTCTAATGGGTACGGAAGTGGTAACCGACGGGGAGACAGGAACAACTTTCGAACGCTTCACCGAGCCTATGACTCGATCGGCAGAGTTTGACTTGAAGTTGAACATCGGGAACGGACTACCGACCGATAAAGCATTCATCTATCAAACATTGCTAGACTTGGCGAAACTTCAAGTTGAAGGGCGACCGGTTATATCGTGGCAGGAGATGCGAAACTATTTACGCCAAGAAGTCAGTCTGCCTTTGCAATCGGACGAAGCTATGATGCAAATGATGCCAGGAGCACCGGGAATGCCGATGCCGGGGGCCGGACCAATGGGGCAAGTACCGAGTCCGGCCAATCTTCCGCCACAGTTACAAGTGATGCAAGGAGGTGCTCCGCCTGTATGAGTATGTTGCATAAAGTTCGATTCGATAAACGAACGACGACGCTTGACCCGAAAGAGGAAATGTATTGGCTTCACTTCCTCACAACCGACACGAAAGACCCGTTGGTCCGGGACTACATCAAATCACAGCTTAAGCATAACCCACAGTATCGCCGTGAAGTGATGCAGCAGCCGGTATGCTCCCGATGTGAACGTTTTGCCTTCCATCACAAAAAT